GCATTGTCCCCTACTGAACTCTTTTTAATTAATATAATTTGAGACATTGTATACTCCTTGTGCTTTTACTAAAATGATCCACCATCGATAGTATCAGATGTTGATATTACTGTTCCGTCAGTACTTGTACTTGTCCCCGTAACATCATCAGTAACCCCACTTTCTTCTATCCCTTCAATACCAGGCTGAAGTGGGCGTTCTGCTGGCAATCCGGTACTTACTCTCTCCGTAGCTGGATGTGTCTGTTCAAATTCACCAGTTGGCATGCCACAATAATCTAATATCTCAACCCTGTCAGAAGACGCTATAAAAGGATCTTCTTTATTTTGTAACTTATTCAATAACTCCGGATTCAACATATAATGAAATATATTATTTCCATCATCATCAACAGAATACCCACTCAACTGATCGTATGCTCCTTGTAGCTTTGATGCCATTTTACTTGCGTCATCTACAGACATGCCATCAATATCTAATAATACACCAACACTATCATGTGATTCTTCATTGACCGGGGCAAATGTAGACCCACCGTTATCTTCGGTGCCTTTGAAATTATTCTCCGAACGAATCATATCGTGCATATCATCGGATACTCTATGAAGATCTCGAGTAATTTGATCCATAATACTATCTGGCAAGTTGGCTAAATCATCTATATTCGCGGCTAACTGTCCTAAGATTCCACTCGTAAATATACTTGCATTGAAATTACCAGTAGACATATCAATACATCCACCTATATTGTGTGATGATATTTCACCAAGGGTGTTTAATAAATCCATGCCGCCGCCAGTTAAACTGTGATTAGCATCACGCAATACATTTGGTATAGGACGAGGATTTACTGGTGTTCCACAAAAATCTATCATATTGGCTATAGCTGCGAACTCTGATATTAGAGAATTCATTCTATTTAACACGTTATCAAGACCGGTATGATCAATAAACGCATCTAACGCCATATGTACATCAATTAAAGCATTTCTTAAATCGCCGAGTGCTAGTTGTATCATAGGAATTAATCTTCCTATATTAATCTCTAAGCACATTTGAAAGTTTGGCAATTTTACGCCACTACCTGACATCAGTGCACATATTATCTCTCGGAGACTATAGCTACTAGTAGTTGCAGTTACTGTACCAGTATCATCAAATGATAAACTCGAAGGTATATCAACAGTTGAATCTAAATATCCATTTGCCGAATTTATTATTTTATCAATATCTGACATGACTACCCACCAAACGCATTTACATTTGGTGATCCAGAAGTACTTGTAGGGTTACAATGTGCACCGCCTGGTTCTGGACATGATGAATCTGAACTTGCTGAAGATCCAGTTACCACTAGTGGTTTATTATTGACAAACACTGTGCCTGGATTAATAGTGGCATGTAGTTCACCGCCGCCATGGGAATTAGGATCCCCTTGTACACTTGCTAACTTTTCATTAACAAATACAGACGAATTGCCAGATACTGTTGTGGATGCTCCACATGATCTGCCATCTCCGTCGCGGTGAACTTGTGCCATTAGAGTTGAATTCCAGTGGTGCTTTGGATATACATGTCCTCTGCGTCTTTAGCAGTTTTTACAGTACAAATAACATTCTTATTTCTAATAGTCACCTTTGTATCTGGACTTATAGTAAACATGAATGGAGCAAGACCGGCGCCTTGCTGTGTTGCCATTAAAATCATTGGTTTTTCAATGATCATAGCATCTTTAGTTTCAGAATTTAATTTAGCAACTAGCTCCTCTCCGCTTGAAAGTTTGATACTAATAGTATCACCACTTTTGTATGTTTCTTCTAATAACATTATACTCCTTCTTTAATATAGGTTTTAAGTTCTGCCAGTCCACCAACATATTTACCGTCGATAAAGATTTGTGGTACTGATCTGGCGTTTGGTACTATGTCTAAGAGTTGCTCTCGAGTTATGTCCTCTCCGACATACTCTACATTCAATTCTACATCATAATTTGAAAAAAGTTCTTTTGCTTGGTCGCATTGAACACAGTCTATTTTTGAATACATTGTAATATTTTTCACGTTTTTCCTCGCTTATTAAAATTAAAGATATACATACTCCCGATTTCGTATTTATTAATCACATTCGTGATCTACAACGTAAAGCCTTTAAATGTATCATTATCTACATCTTGGTTGACACCGCCAATAATGTATGATGATATCTCAGTTTCTTGTGGAGCAACTTGTACTTCTGCTCCTGAAATCCATTTTTGTGTCCATGGTAATGGATTTGCAAAAGATGTATGCCATGGACATTTTAAACCAATTGAATGCATTCTTTTACTAGTAATCCATTCAATATATTCACATAATAACTGAGCATTTAATCCAATCATGCTACCATCTTTAAATAAGTATTCAGCCCATTCTTTTTCTTGTTCAACCGCATCTACAAACATTTGTATTACCTCTTCTTCACATTCTTTAGCAATCTCAGCAAATTCCGGATCTTCCTTAGGTAACACTCTCGTCAAAAGATACTGTGTACTTGCAAGGTGAACATTCTCGTCACGAGCAATGAATTTGATAATCTTTGCGTTGCCTTCCATCTTCTTAAGTTCTGCGAATGCCCATGAACAGGCAAATGAAACATAAAAACGAACACCTTCTAAAATATTAACACTGTTCAATGCCAGCCATATTTTCTTCTTCAACTCACGCTTTGTTACAGATAACGGAACAGTGTGGTCAGCATCCGAACTCTTTATACATGTCCAGCTACCCTCACCTAATAATTGATATATCCCAACTGCTTTAATCAAATCATCATAGTATTTTGTAATATCATTTGAACAATCTACAATTTCACTGACGTCAGCAATTGAATCAAATACAACACTCGGGTCACTATAAATATTTCTAATAATATGGGTATAAGAACGCGAGTGAATAGTTTCTGAGAATGACCATGTTTCAATCCACGTTTCTAACTCAGGAAGAGATACTATTGGCAAAAACGCTAAATTTGGACTGCGCCCTTGTACTGAATCTAATACAATCTGTCTTTTCAAGTTACTAGTAAAAATATGTTGCTCATGAGATGTCAATGATTTAAAATCGGTGCTGTCTCCGCCAATATCTACTTCTTCAGGTCTCCAAAAGAATCCTAATTGCTTATCAGTGAGTTTATCTAATTGTTTATACTTTAACACATCGAAACGCTGCATGCCCAAATCATCGCCTAAGAACGCCATATCTTGCGTATGGTGCGTTTTTCTATTTACATTTAATACTGTCATAGACTCTCCTATAGTACACAACTGTCACAATGATCATCTTTTGATTCTGGATCATTTTCAGATCCTTCTTCAAATATAATCTCACCTTGACCGTCGTATGTGTTAAAATAATACATTTGTTTTCCACCATATCTGTAAAAAACTAATAAATGTTGTAGCATCTCACTCATTGGTATTTTATCCTCATCATAAAATTCTGGATTATAACTAGTATTAACAGATATACCTTGATCAATATATTTTTGTAATACTGCCATAATCTTTATATAACCAAGTGGACTCTTTTGTGTCCACAACAGGTCATACTTATTCTTTAATCGAGGGTAACCAGGTACTACCTGCTTTAATACTCCATGCTTACTTTGTTTAATGCTTACAAATGCTCTCGGTGGTTCAATACCGTTAGTGCTGTTACTAATTTGTGCTGATGTTTCTGCTGGCATTAAAGCCATTAAGGTCGAATTTCGTATGCCTGTATCTTTCAACTGCTCTCGAAGTGATGTCCAATCCATTCTTTCAATTGGTTTTACTAATTCATCGACCTCTTTTTTATATGTTTGATTTGGTGTTATGCCATCTCCATACTTTGTTTCGTTATTTCCAGGGATTGCTCCTTTTTCTGCCGCTAAATCAGCACTTGCTTTAATAAGATAATAACTCCACGCCTCAGCGTATTCATCAACCAAGTCTAATCCACATTCATCTATGTCTTGATATGTTTCACCATGTTTAGCAAGCCAATAAGCAAAGTTAATTATTCCTACCCCCAATGGTCTACGTTTCATTGTGCTTAGTTCAGCACATAATACTGGATAATTCTGATAATCTAAAAGTGCGTCAAGTGCTCTTACTGCCAATGTACATGGTTTCTCAAATTCATCAGGTCCTTTTACATTCCCCCAATTAATTGCAGCCAATGTACATAATGATATTTCTCCTTCTTCATCATGGAAACTACTTAAAGGCTTTGTTGGTAGATTAATTTCACAACATAAATTACTTTGGCGAATAGGGGCTACCTTCTCATCAAAGCTACTATGTGAATTCGCATGATCTACATTCATAAGATATATTCGACCAGTATTTTTTCTCTCTTCCATAAAAGAAGAAAATAACTCAATAGCTGTTACTACCTTTTTACGAATTTTAGTGTCTTTTTCTGCCGCTTCATATAACTCTTTAAATTTATCATAATCATTAAAAAATGATTCATACAAGCCATCAACATCAGATGGTGAAAATAATGTAATATCTCCACCTTCCATTAATCTTTCATAAAATAATTTATTAAATTGAACACCATAGTCCAAATGTCTAACTCTATTATTTTCAGTCCCTTTATTATTTTTAAGGACTAGCATATCTTCAATCTCTAAATGCCATATTGGATAATATAATGTTGCCGCGCCGCCACGTACACCGCCTTGAGAGCAAGATTTAACTGATGCTTGAAATAATTTAAAAAACGGTATTACACCAGTGTGACTAGTATCTCCGTTTCTTACTGGAGAACCGATTGCTCTAATTCTTCCAGCTCCAATACCAATGCCAGACTTCTGACTTACATACTTAACAACTGCTGAACTAGTAGCATTAATACTATCTAAACTATCATCAGTCTCAATTAATACACAACTACTAAACTGGCGCTGTGGAGTTCGAACTCCTGCCATAATTGGGGTTGGTAAACTTATATCGAAATTACTAATGGCATCATAAAAATCTTTAACCCATTTTAATCGATCTTTAGTATAACTTGAAAATAAGGTAGCGGCGATTAACATATAAGCAATCTGTGGTGTCTCAAAAATATCACCAGTTACTCTATTTTGTACTAAGTATTTGCCCCTGAATTGTTCCATACCAACGTATGATATATTCTCATCTCTGTTATGTTTGATATATCGATCCAGTTGATTAATTTCTTCAACAGTATACAATTCTAATATGTTTGAATCATAATATCCCAACTCTATATTGCGATTTACTATATCAATTAGTGGTGGAGCAACAAAGTTACCATATGCTAGTTTGTTCAAATGATAATTAACTAATCTACCTGCTACCCATTGATAATTCGGTGTTTCCTCACTTATAAGATCAGCAGTAGCTTTAATTAAAGTTTCCTGTATCTCTGTAGTAGTAATACCATTATAAAATTGGATGTGGCTTTTTAATTCTATCTGACTAGCACTAACACCAGCAATATTTTCGGTTGCGTAAAATACAACCTTATGTAGTTTGTCTAAATTCAACGGTTCAGTCTGACCATTACGCTTAGTAACATTAATATCTCTATTCATTTTTTTTAATATGTTATAATAATTATTCTTTAATAATTTTACAATTGTCTATTTTCCATGTATTGATAATACTCACACTATCTAATACATCTATACTTTCAACTATACCATAAGTATAACTTAAAACATGACAATTGTCAACAGTTAACACCATACCTACAAAGTTTTTTTCTACTTCTTGTATTGTTAATATTTTGCAATCATATTCCATTAAATGGAATGTATACGCCATTCCCAAAGTAACAGCATTCTCATCAAATCTACCATCATATAATAGCTGCCATGGTGTAGGCCATTTAGCATCATCATATGGATCTACTACATTATCAATTAATGGCGCATGTTTCCACCATTCTACTACGTATGTGCATAAATCTTCAATATCAATGTGTTCATCAATATCTCTAAACTTTCGCCAATATTTTAGACGGAGATTCGGATCACTATCTTGTATTTCAGCATCATACATTATTTCTTATAATTTAATTTATAAATATCCAGCTGATTCAGTAAAGAAATCATCAGATATGATGTAGGAAAAATTTACCGCTGTTAAATCTGTGGTCATATATAATAATCTAAATGTATCATTATTAATCTCACCGGAAAATGCATGAGACATAGAATTATTATGTGTATGGACACTAAAAGAATCATCCAATATTACATGAGTACCATCAATACATATCGATAATACTCCTTTTCTAAATCCATCCAATCCACGCATAGTATAAGTCAAGTTAAAACTATTACGATAGTTTGATGAAATAGATATTGGTGTGACAATTGTTGGGGTGGCTATATTTCCATCCAACTCTACAGTGTGTGGATCATTAGATGTAGCTGTTTCTTTAATTGGTATCTCTGTGTTATATTTTAATACAACCGTATCAGATGTCGCTAATGTAGAAGTGAAATGTACACCACCAGAAGAAATAATAGTATAATCAGTTATATTTTGTTGTTGTTGGTCGTTAACGAATATAGAATATAAGTTGTCTTCCATTATATGTAATGGTAGATCAAAGTCATATATGAATGAAGCATCAGGCCAGCCGGTTAACGAGGTAGGTTTATTTCCAATAAACATACGGCGACTATCCGTCGCATATCCGATCTCACCTTCAGATAAAATTGGTAACTCTGTAAAATCTCCCCTACGTTGAATTATCTTTTTAACACTCATAATTTTTATATCCTAAACATATTATAAGTGTATTTAGTATCAAATATTATAAAATTTCGCAAGTCGAATAGACCATTGCTTAGAATATTCTTCAAATTCATCAGAGGCAACTTCAAACAATTGCCATTCACCAGCCCTACTACACATAAAGATTGCTATGTTTTCAATCTTTGTTTCATACATTTCATTATGCGCCAAAGCATAAGCGGCGCCTTGTAAGAAATAGTCATCGATCCACTCTCGCTTCTTAGGTCTATTTGTTTGTTTGAAATCCATAATAGTAGGCTTGCCTTTATATACACCAACTAAATCTGTCGTACCAGCATATAATTCAGGATAACATAAATTTACTTCGGCGCCCCATACTTCATCTAAATCATCATTGATGTTTTCTATGACCACACCGGCCATCATTTTAGCTTGTTGATGTATTAAATTATTGCCAGGATTATATTCGCTATTTCCAACATAATGTTCTAGAATACTGTGCATGACAGTGCCTACATTGGCGGCTTCGGTTGTTATTTGTTGTGCTGTTTCTTTGCCAACCCGCTTCTTCCAATTAGCAAGAGCTTCTCGCTTTTCTCGAGATTTTGTTTTATCTAAGACAGTTGTTACGCTAGGTACCGGTCCACCATATGGATTGGTATAAAGACGTTTTCCGTCTACATTTTTTCTTTTTAGTTCCCGATAAGGGAAAGGACTTGTAATATTAACCATAGTGCAATAGTACACTATATCTACTTGTATGTCAAGTACTATTTGTTATATTACCAATAAATATACCAAGAAAATGTTTTC